AGCTTGGAGAGTAAGTGTAACTTCAATATTAGTCTCTATTTCGGCTGGGTTTCCTCCTAGCCTAACAAATTCTAAATCTTTAATTTTAACACCACCATCGCGCAGACTCGGGCTCAATATATTCTTTGGGTCGGCATTCAAAGTGTGATTATAGTAGTCGCTTGCTAATATAGGGTAATCTATTTCATTATCGTCGTCATCAACTATTGTCTTAAAAATTTGAATATATGGCTGAAGAGCCAAATTCTGATATATATCTGGTAATTTTAAAATATCTAATGTCTTCTTCTTCATCAAAGAGTTGATTACAGCATTTGGATTCCCCCTTACTTTTTGCACAGCAACAGGAGGAGGGCCAGAAGGAACCTTGCCATCGGCAAGCGCATCTTGATCAAATTGTCTTCCGCTTTGATCAATCACATCTTTTATATTCGACAAAAGAAAGCATTGTGCTTTCCATTCTAATGATTGACTGTCTTGTGACATAGTAAATTATAAGTATTTTAATACCATTTCTATCGGCGTAGGAACTTTAACAATTTGCCCTCTTCGGAGGTGCCCTTCGGTGGGTGCGTCATTATATAATGCAATTACCCACCACATTTCGGGTCGACCATAATATTTATCAGCTAATTTGTAATATCTATCGCCAGTTTTCCAAATATGGTGTACTTCATTTAAAGTTCTTTTTTGTGCTGTAGATACTCTAGAAATTGTAGGTGTTGAAAGTTGTTTTAAAAAATTAATTTTCTTGCGACGGAAAATATCTCGATATTCGCGATGGCTATTCATAAATCTTATGCGCCCTGCGTATCGTTTTAAATTGCCATTGTTCTTTGCCATTAGAAAAGCACCTCAGAAATAAATAGATTTAAAATAGAATTTTCTATTCTGTACTTTCAGCCACGGTATTGCATCCTGCTGGAAGTTCCTCCCACCCTTCGCAGTCGTAACCGCTTGCAGGAGCTTCGCCCTCCTCAGATGTCTGGTTTACGTTTGCTTCGTCTGCCTCGCGTCGGATACGATCGGCTTCAGCCGTATCTTCTGCCAACCGGGCTGCATTTTCTTCCTCAGCCTGAGCTTGAGTAATCCCCCACTCATCGGGCCCGCCGTGGGGTGGGAACTCCGCGCTAGGTTCTGACTGGCAATATTCCGCAGCAGAAATAGGTCCAGTTCCATGGGGCCAATCTCGCCCATCATTTGGTGCCCAACCAAGGGAACCTTCGACTCTCTTAGCACCGCCGAAGCCAAGGGGCTTGTCATGAACCATAATAAATGAAAGTGTAACATCAATTTGTTTTGGAAGAATTTCTCCTACTTTGTCATGATAAACATATTCTAATGGATACGTGTCTGCAAGTGCTTTAAGCTCTGCTCCAACTGCATCTTGTTCATAAAAACCGGCTTCAAAATTTATATTCATATTAAAATTAGAAATATATACCAATTCGTCTCTTATTAAGCTGCCAAATTTAATTTTAAAAAGCTTTCCGCCGAGCAGTCGAAATCTTTTTAAATCTGCCATCTCAGAAGATGCTACACTAATTACGTCATAATTGCCATGGACAGTTTTCGCAAGAAGAGTGGTGTATTGTAAATTAAGTACAGCTTCTTGAACATTTTTTGCTGGCAACGTAAATTGCATATCTATAGTCTTTCCCGTTCCAGCATATGACCACTTTTTATTAAGAGTGCCAAAAGTTTCTTCTGATGCCCAACGACCATTATATTTTTCTGAATAAGACGTTAAAAATATATTCGTATCTACAGTTTGAGGCGTCTCCTGCACCCAAGTAATGACAAGAGGGGCATATAAGTCCTTCAGTGGACCCATTTCTGTAAATAAATGTGGGATAGTTACATTAGCCATTATTGATGTTCAATCCTTTATGTTTTAAGATATTTGGGGAAGTGCAATGGGACAGGTGTATTTTGAGGGTGCTGAGCCTCGTCGTACCAAGTTTCACTTAACCCCACTTCAATTATTGTTTCGCAAGCTATATCAATATCAATTTTTTTTGGATAAATTTCGTCTTCATTACTTGAAATCACCCCTTGTTCCAAATCTAAATTATAGTCTATACTCTGGATGACACACAAAAGCCCCACTCCATCGTTTACACTATTATTTAAAAAGTTTAAACCATGAACTCTTATAAATGGTTTTCCAATAATTCTATTTTGATTATCTAAAAGTGGATAAAGCATTGAAATAAGTAAATTTATATTCTGTGCGTTGTGTCTTGCTTCTTCTATAGAACCATTAAATACTGAAAAGGTAAAATTAACGGTTCTACTTGTGCCCTGGTGGCGTATTGTAGGATCCATTCTGTTATAACCGTGTTCTTCGACATATTTTGGTTTGTGATTATCGCTAAATGATTGAAGAATGGCTGGAAATTGAACGGAATGTCCTGTGGGCACATGCTTAAAGCGTAATTTATAGCTTTTTTCGTTGGCGCGTGCAACGGAAGAGACATTCGCATGCTCACCTGAATATATTAATCTAGCTTCTGCTGGGATTGCCATGTCTTAACTATCTCCCAGAAACATTTCTAAGCGGCTTACTTCCTGGTGCTCCAAAATGTTCATTGATAGCTCTCCCAACCTCTCTTCCGTCCATCTCTATTACCGCATTTCCAGAAGCTTTAATGGCACTAATAACTTGATCCATTTTTTTACTAAGGTTATTAACGGCTAAAACGACTTCTTTCGATCCCTGGCTACCTTGTCCTCTCGCGAGTGCTTTTGTGTTCGCATTATTGATAATGGCTGAACCGGGAGGCGGCACTATCATTTCAGGTCCGGCTTCTCCAGCAACATTGAATAGGGGTCCACCTGGGTATGCGTCGGTTCCTTCTTGGAAAGCCCCCATAAGCCCACCGATGGCACCTCCTATTCCGGCACCCCAGGGGCCTAGGAAAGAACCCATCATCGCGCCTGAGGCGGCACCTGATAGAATGCCTCCTGCCTTTTGCCGTGTACTTCCTTCTTCTGCCCCATATGCGAGAGCTTGTCCAGCTAGCACCCCTCCGAGGGCAAGCCCCGCTCCTTTCGGAAATCCACGGCCCCCAGCACGCGGAGCAGGGGCGGGGGCGCGAGTTCCGAATGGAAGCCCCATTTGAGTACCCATGCCGGGTTGAACTGGTCCAGTGAACCCAGCGGCAGCATTCGCACTTTTTGCTGCGGTATTTCGATGGACTGCTGCTGTTAGTCTCCCCCATGCCGCTGTCTCCGCTATAAGTGCCACTTTGGTTGCAACAAGTTTGATGAGGAACTTTGTGCCGAAAGCTACCGCAGCTATTGTAAGAATCTTGATGATACCGGGCGCATCATTTAATAAGCCATTCATAAATCTGAGTGCTGTAACTAAACCAGTCATGAGAGGCTGCACGGCAATTGCAAATTCCGCCATCATAATTTTCAACTCTTCGGCAAAGCCTCTACCTGCCGCCATTAGCTCGTTCATTTCGTCTTGGGTTAGGTTGTGTCGCTTCATGGCATCTGTTGCTGTATTGGCGGCTTCTTCGCCCTGAACCATTGCCCTAACTTGCTCAACGCTTAAGCCCATTGCATTTGCGATGGCTCTTTGTTGAAACACATCCAAAGTCTCAAAATCCCCAACGGATGCTTGTAATTGTTCAGACATTAGTTTTGCAAATGCATCCGGTCCTTCCATTTGTGCCTGGAGCATTTGCATTGTATCGAACATTTGAGTTCCCAATACCGCATTTAAACGTCCTGCTGCCCCTGCTGCTGCGTCAAATGTCATAAATTGTTCTGAGATGCTAATAAGCTCGCTGATTTCCAATCCTGTATTCTTTGATTGAATTTGCAAATTCTTAAAAATTTCTGTGGCGTTAGCTCCAAAAGCAGCTAATTTTGGTAATGCAGCAGCTAAATCAGCAGCGGCTCCTCCCAGGTCCTCCCCTAGCGCATGTGCCGTGGCAATAACCTGCTTCTCCATGTCGAGTGCTTGATCTGCTGTCAGTCCCAGAACCTTTGTTCCCTTTTGAAGAATCTGTGATGTGGATGCTGTGGCCACACCAAACTTTTCAAATTGAGCAGTTGTTTCTGCGATTGCGGCTCGTTGAGTTTCTGACATTAATCCAAATTCTGAAAATGTATTAATTAATGTTTTATATGTCTCGCCCAGTTCTCCAATCGTGATTCCGAGATTTCTGTTGCTTTGCTCCAACTTTCTTAATTCGACATTATATTCGCCACCGGCTCCAATAGATTTATTAAGCGCGGCGGTCTGCGAATCGATTTCTTTCGTCATTGCGATAGTGCTTTCAACGACTTTTCTGGCAATTGAAACGCCGATATTTAAACCTGTGAAGGTTTTTTCGAATCGATCGGCAAGCTTCTTTTGAATCTTGTCTAAGCCGCCGCTCTCGGTAGCCAACTTCGCGAAAGAGCCAATTAAGGTGTGGGACGCATCCTCCACACCCGTCATCGTCTTAAAAGCACGTTTTAAGGAGATATCAAATTGCGTCCCTGCGTCGGAGACTTCTATGAGCACCTTTTTCATCTGTTTCAGAAGTACGTTGGAATTGGAGACGGCTTCAGGGAGGTTCTCCTTGAAGTGCTTCGTCATATCCTCAACCTGCTGTTTGAATGACTTCAGCTTTTCCTCGGGAAGCTCCATCTCCCGTAGTTGACGCAGGGCTGCCTCTAATTCTTTAATGTGCTGTTCTGGTGTTTTTTCAGCCATTTATTGATGTTCCTATTTAAACGGCCAAATAATGCCTGTGTCTTTTTCAAATCCCTTAACGGCTCTTTGGAGAGCGTGCTTATTATTCAGCGTGGTTGGATTATTGAGTCCGTGTCTTTTCATAGCACGAAGATATTTGGCTTCATGTCCAAGGGCTTTTTCAAAAGACTTTATTTGCGAGGATGTTCCCACAACATTAAGAATAGTTTCAACAGCCCCTCCAAACATAGCAAGCCAGCTTTCATTTAAAAGTCCTTGCTCTTTAGCATTCAAATTAATTTCAATTGCCACTAAATCTTTTGCTTTTTTCATAAGATAATGTATTCCCTATATATGTCTTCTTTAATTAGTTCCATAAAAAAAGAAAATTGGGCGAGTTGCCCAATTTTCTTAATAGGGAGAGCGGCTTTTGGCTTTTCTCTGTTGTGTTCTTGTTGCCTCAGCTTCGTCTTCAAAATGCTTTATAAGTCTGTTAACAAACCAAGTTCGCAGTCCGATAGGAAGATTATAAGCTTCAGCAAAACTCCAATTTCCATGATGTGTTAATAAAAAGAACTGTTCATAAACATTCTCTATATATTTATCAGTTAGGCCAAAAAAAGTCCGTTGTAAACGGCACCTCCAGTTCAGCCTGATAGTTACACGATGAACAGGAAAATAACTGATTTAAATCTACATTGGGTGTTACGTCTTGCAAACAATTACGAACATGTCTTGCATCCATAGCTGGCATGCTATCAACAAAATTATTAATTTCTGAACGATCTGTAACTCCATTAACTGATACAAAAAGCCTTTTTACAAGATCGGTTGCCGTTGAATCTGGGAGCTTTAATTTTGCTACCTTTTGCGCTGCTGCGGCTAAATAATTTTCGTCTGCTCCCGTTAGAAGTCTAAATTCGATTTCAAAACCTGTCTTAGGAAGCGTACACAAAAATGTGCCGTCTTCAGTTATTCTTATATCATCAGGAATATCATCACCTGTAACTCCTACTTCATCTAAATTAAATGTGTTCTCAGATGCAGTGCTGCAATTGGGACATGTAACGTTTGTTACATACTCAGAGCCATAGCCAGAAATTCTAGCAGCTAGGATAAGTGCATTTTTATCGCCTAATAACATATCGCTAATTTTAATTTGTTTATTGAGCAAAAGGTTTTCCAACAATCTATCAATGGCAATCCCTTTTCGCAGGAGAGCCCTAGATGTTAAGATATCCTCATCTTTAGCTGTCATAAAACGAACTTCAATTGTTTCTTGATTATGCAGGGGATGATCGGACGGATAATATTTGCCACCTGATGGCAATTCTACGAACTCTGTGGGAGTGACGTATGATAATGTTTGCGGAGGAGCAGTTGGCTCCTCTACGGGAGGTTGTTCCTCCGGTGGGGTCGCAGGGGCAGCTTTGGCTGTTGCTCTGCGACTACTATTTCTTGACATTTACACCTCGGTAAAGATATTATAACTCTATCTTAATTATTTGTCAAATAATTTTTTAAATTTATTTTATTAGCCAGTTGCATATTGTGAAGCATGCTTCGTCCAGGTTGCCCAATCATATCTTAATGTTAGAGTTATTTCAACCATGTCTTCAGATTCATATGAGTGAGAACCAAAGTTAACTTCTGTGATAAAAGGATTGTGCAATGTCCACTCACCAAGTTTATATGTTACTCTAGCTTGCTCAGGGTCTAAACCACTTGCACCAAGATTCTCGGGATTTGTACCCAATTCTGTAATTCTAACTTGCCCTAGTGCAGAAACAGCAGACTTTTTAGTAATAGTTTCACCTACTGCGGTATTAAAATTGTTAGGAACTGCATACCCAATGTCTGCTAGATATTGATATAATTTCTCAGTAGTCCCTGGCTTAACTGCATCAACAAGTGCAATAGTGACTGTATTCCATGTTACCCTGCCAGGATAATAAAAAGTATGATTAAAGAAAGCATGAGTCGTTTCACCAACTGTATAGCTGGGCCTATCTGCTGTCTTTACAGCAAATTGCAGACTTTCTTCCCCTGGTTGAATATCTACTAGAAATCTAAACTGTCGTTTAGGCTCTAAATTTGCGTCATTCCAAAAACTCATTTATATTGTTCTCCCTATTCTAAATATTCCCTTAATCATTAATTTATCGTTAATCTTCAAAAGAAGCTCCAGTATTTGTGACTATAAAATCAAGTGCAATAAATTCAATTGCGCGTGCTGGCTTCAAGTAAATTCTTGCATACATGATGTTCCTATCAATTAGATCGGCAGTCGTTGTTCGGCTATCAAGGATTACCTTGTAGTCTGTTAATCCGAGACGTGCTTGGATACTATTCAAGAATGGATTTACCTTGTTCAAGAATCGATTCCAGGTTGATTCAACATTCTGATCGAAGAGCAGACGAGAAGCAATTCTTGAAATTTCTTTCTTCGTATAAATCATTAAACGACGGACATTAATTCTGTCAAGCGCTGAAGGAGTTACCTGAAGTGTCTTTTGTCCAAAGATTACAATTCCTTCTGCGGGGAATGTCGCAATTGGATTAATATTAGCCTCATAAAGACTATCCCTATCCTTCGAGCGCAAGCGTTCGCGAACCTGAAGTACAGGCAAACCTGCTGAGCCTTCAGTTAAACCACCGCGAGTAAATCCAGCGGGGGCGAACCAAAGTTCAGACTTCCTTGCTGCACTTGAGAACGTGCCTAGTGCCACCACAGAAGGGGGCATCCATAGGAAAGAATCGCTCATAGAATCTCTAATCTGGACCCATGGATAATATGTACACCCATAGCTTGAATTAATCTTTCTATTTTGCAGGTTTGTAACTGCATCTGATACGCTGCCAAGATTGTCACCAAGGCTGTTTGTATTCTCGGTATCTGTGCGATAGCCAGTGTCTAGATCGATAACTGCAAGGGAATCGCCCCTAGCTTCACAAACTTCAATCATGTGCGAAGTAATTGGCTCTTTGTAGATACCGGGCATCGCCATCAGGTTATATTCTACTCTTTCAGGATCTGCTACTGTATCAATAGCCCTTCTTGCAGAGTAATATGTGTAACTTGTAGTATCACTTGTTCCCATTCTTGTATTATTAAATGGTTCTTTCTCAACGATGTTTACGCCGTCAAAGCCGCCATACAGAGGTACTGTAAATCTGTCATAGCCCCGATCGAGAATTTCTGTGTACGAAGAACTTGCTGCGGTTGCAGATTGGTTGTTGGCTCTGGAGCCTGATATCCATGTAGCAGTTCCTCCACTGCCGCTCATCGTAAGATCATCAAGAGTAAAGATATAAGAATACTCTGTATTTCCCGCTTTGCTGAAGCTGTCGAGATTAGATGGAAGCATTCTCACCAAATCTGCATAACTTTCGTTATGCCTTGTGCTGTCCAATCGTGTCGAGTCTGCTCCAAAGTAAGCTTCCGTAGCATCTGCAAGATCTCCACTTGTAGCGTCTCTTCGTAGCGGAATAGAAGGATAATGAAAGCTTCCTGTGAAAGCAAATATTTCTTGGCCTGTTGCTGGGGTTCCGCCTGTTCGAGCGGCAGGAGCTATACTTGGACCGGTGACATCTAAAAATACGGTGGCGGGTGCCATAGTGCCAGTGACTGCGCCCGCTTTGGGAACAGAGCCGCCGCCTGCGATCCAAACACTATTTGGTGCGGAACCACCTCTAAGATAATCTCTGCTGTCAGTGGGTCCAGTCCCGCCGCCTACACTCAATGGCCTAAGTGGTCCGAAGGAACCGAAGGGTAGAAGTCTAGCATCTGTCGCGCCGCCATCAACATCGCCATCCATTTCAACTCGAATATACTTCGATGCATTTGGATAAGTCCCATGAATACGATGATATCTCTTGACATCATCCCATACAAGATTTTGATCACCAATAACTCTGGCGACATAGCGAGGAGAGTTGGGGTTTAGATTAACAGCGCTAAACTGTTCTAAAATAACTGGTACATTATCGTTGTCTCTCGCACTTCTGACAAGAACTGTAAATGAGCCGTAAGGTTCAAATTCGTTTGTGGACGCCTTAATGTCTTTAATAGAAATCTTAAGGGTAGCTTGCTCTCTTTCGCCTGCATCTAAAGTATAGAATTTAAAAAGTTTAGGCATATTTGTAACGTCGAAACCAATATAACTACTGTTTAAATCCTGCCCTATAAGCCATGGTGTCTGTGCTGCCTGGAATCCTTGGCGCATGTTAGCATAGGAGGTAGAGCCACTATCAAGCCCCATGATGCAGCCCCATGATGCCCCTGCTGAGCCTGATGCCGTGTCTGCCACAAATCTTTCATAACTTTGTCCGAGCCAATAACTTTGCTGATTAGCAGTTCTGGTAATATTGCTATTAACTAATGTTGGGTTTGTATTAAATACCTTTCTGATATATTTGGCTGAAGACGGTGCAAAATTAAACGCCGTTCTTTTAATTACACCATTGCTGTCATCTGTAATTATCGCCAGAAATTCATTGCCGCCAGCGCCTGCGGCAGTAGAAGACTTAATCAATGCCGCTGATGCTGTAAGCGACGTGGAATCATCTCTGCTCGTTCCAGAAAGAACAATAGAGCCTTTGTCTAAATACCAAACTGCTGCTAACGCGCCACTAACATGTGATGATACCGATGCCGAAGGAAATATAAAAAGTCCATATGCGCCACCATTTGTCGCCATAGAAGTGTCATTAGAAGACTCATTGCCATTATCTAGTTCTGTTCTCCAGCCTGCTTCGCCAGAGCCGCCAGCAGACACTTCGCCACTTTGTGCGCCAAGAAGACGAACAACTGTGCAAGCATTGGTGTTTCTTAAATAAGCCTGTGCTGCATAAGCTGCATATGTGGGAGCCGTATAATTGCCGTCTCGCCAAACATCGCCGCCTTGACCTCCAGGGATTGGGTTTCCAAATATTTCAACAAACTCTGAAAAAGAGTTTACTTTGACAGGGCGCATAGCGGGCCCTTTCTCTGTTCTACCAATAACAACCGGTCCCATTTCATCAGGAGTGGCTGGTAATTGGGAATTATCAATCTCATTGATGAATATCCCTGGTGAAACAAATTTAAAAGACTTAACTGGCATTATGAAGATTCTCCTTGCAACGCTTCAACGAACTTCAATAGACTATTATAGATATATATATTCCTATTATCGTAAGTAAATAGTTAAATAAAAGACGAAAGTCCAAAATAACTCAGGGCTCTTATTATAAATCTTATGCCACTAATCTCTATAGAATGGGACATTGCCGCTAATATGGAAAACCTCTGGAATGTCTCCAAGTATGACATGTTCTCTTGGAAGCTTAACTTCTACTGCATTTTCTCTTTTAATAAGCTTGGGCCCATCTTGATTCTTGTCTGCTCCTATGATATACCCAAGCACTCTAAATGTAATTTCCGTTTGATATCCGCGAGCATCTGTCATTAAAGAACCAGCATTATTTTCCAATGCATACTCAGAATCCATAAATACTTCGAATCTATGTCCATCTTTTTTGACAACAAAATAATTTATTCCGCCTGGACTTGTCATAAAAGGTGTTATAATATCATTAATTTGTTGCTGATATTCTGTTTGAACCACCAATTTATAATTGATATCAAGATAAATTGGCATTGGCATTGTAATAGTTTGATATACAACCTTGTCATTTGCTCTTGGAAAATTTGATTGTCCTGTCCCAACAGAATTTAAAATAAGCCTCTTCGAATCAGCATTTGCAAAATTAGCTGTTTTATCTTGTTTTATTTTCCTGGCAACAGTTATAGTATTATCAGTTGTAATAGGAGCGTATAAAGTGGCTCGTTTGGTAATATCTTTTGCAATAGATGTCCTCTCAAGAGACATAAGGGGATAAATTAAAAATCCATTCTTATCTCGCAAATCTTTATCATGCTTTATCTGATATGCTCTTTCTGCTCCTGTCCAAATAAGGGGAACCTTTGTCCAGCCTTTATTTGTTGTGCAAAATATATTTAATATGTCGTCAATGTGATCAAAAAGGGCACGATCTATAGTTTCTATAGTCGAAGGCATGAAAGGAATTTCTTGCAAAGGGGATATGTCTTGCTTTTCATCTGTTATAGAATCGGATAGAATATAATCCTTATCATATCTTTTGCGCTTACGAGGCATCGAACAGTCCCTCCCTTGAATAATAACAAGTGGCTACAATTTCAAATCTGTGTTCTGCTTGTCCAAACAAATCCCGAGCCCAATTTATATCTGTTATCTCATATAAATAATCGCCATATAAAACAAAGTCTCCTTCACGAACCCACAGATCTTGATCTTCAACTAAACGTCGTTTGTGAAAATAAATTGTAATTGAACTAGATTTGTCCAATCCTGACGGGTCATCTGCTTTTGTTGCAACGCTTTCAAAATCAACGAGAGCATAGATGCGGATTGGTGGCAGAAAGCTTTTTTGAAGTGCTTCACCATATAAATTATTATAATTTGTTGTCTGCAAATCAATAGGATAATAAATAATTTGCTGCCCAATGACGCGCTCAATTAATTCATCATTAACTTGTTTTACAAGATCTCTTTCTTTCTTGCCAAAAAACAACGGAGGAGGAGGGCTTTTAGGCTGCGACCATTTATTATCTTCTGACATGCTTTATGGTATCCTATCCAACGAAAATATAATTTGGTACGGCTGTGTTAATGCCAGTGGAAGCTTCAACAATCTCCTTATCAGATACAACAAGCGAATGATAAGTAAGAACATCAAGCGTTTCTTTAAGTTCTGTTCTTAGCTTGTCCTGCTCCGTTATACCTTCTGAAATAAGGGCTGCCCCATTGAGTGTTACAGACTCGCCTGGAATGGGGATTGATGCAAACTTGGATCGTATTTGTCCTAATATTTCTTTTGTGAGCGCTAACGCAAATCTTCGGATCCATTGTTTGCCAATGGCATTAATATTATTATACGGTATATTATCAAATGGAAGCGTATTCATATTATTGACACCATCAGTGCCAATGGTGCGATCGGCATTCTCGCTCCATGGATCATCGACAATTCTAAAAGTAACCCAATAATTTGATGGGCTACTTTCCACAGGAGCAGGATATATTCTTAAGTGATTGTTTTTAATCTCATAAGAATAGTGCGAATTTCTAGTATAAATTGCATCTTCGAACGCCATTGCTTGTGCTTTGTTTTGCCACGTAGGCACAAGCTGAAAAGTGGTATCATCAGCATATTGTCCGTAATTGGCTAAATTGCCAACAGTATTCAGTCCTCCATAATATCCATAAAATCTCCACATTGCTTGAGGGGTTTTATAATAAACTCTATTAATAATTACTTTTTTGTTTCCCACTTTTCCAGCAAAAGAAACAGGGCTTCCTGTGCCATCGTCCTTATTATCAGCAGCAGCCCCTGAAATGATAGTTTGTAAATCATAATCTTGCTGATGTTTAATCGAAGAAAATGAAGCAGAATATTCTGTGGTAGTACCTCCAAATCCAGCTTCTGCTGACATTCCATCAGCAACTCTTCGAGAATAGTCAAAAGAGAATCTGGGATATTTAAGACTTACATGGGTGCCTCCCAGACTGGATGAAAGATCTCCTGATTTTATATTGCCATCGTGATCAAAAGTTCCTGTTGTTGCCCCAAGAGTATCAGAAAGAATGTTTTTCGACTGATGAAGATTAACTAAATATGAATATTCTAGAACAGCTTCTTCATATGACGCATAAACATTTCCAACTGTCAATTCAATGTCTAAGACATCGCCTCCAAGCTTTTTATATGTATATGCTACTTGATTTGCTGCGCCTGACAAAAAATCAGCCGAATAACTATACATCCCAAATGGTAACGTGCTTGATACATCGGCAGCAGAACCTGTTGCTGTTAATGTTATTGCGCTTACAGTGCTTTCTGGTGAAAGGGTGGGTATCGCCATGGAATAAATCTCTCCTCAACCTAATTAGTTGAACGATAAAAGAAAACCCCGCCATTTAAATGACGGGGCTTCTTTTTGCCACTTTATAGTTGAGTGGTTATACCAAATCAACTACAATGACGATTCCATACATGTCAGGACGAACCATCTTCTTACCGTAGCGCGTCATGACTCCCTTGCGGGGCACGAAGTCTTCGGTTCCGAAGATAGTAGGCGTGACTTGTAGCTCCTGTCTTAACTGCACCAACTGTGCCTCTACTGTCATCACCTGTGATGTTGGCACGGAATCCAGCCGTGAACTCAAGGATGTTAGCAACTTCAGGTCCACAGACCAAGAAGTTTGCTCCACCACGCAGAGTCTTACGGTGAATCTGGGCTGAAACATCATTGATTGTTTCAATGAGGGTTTCATACCATTCGGAAACAGTACCCGTGAAGTCAGGAGTAGATGTCGTTGCACCAACCTCCTGTCCGTTCAGTCTGTTAACGAACCTACCAGCCGCACGTGACCAATAGTACCTACCAGCAGCCGCATGTTCGACAAGATCCTCAAGGATCTCGCGATCAATCTCAAGAGCAATTTGCTCAGAGAGGATGCTAGTTAGCTCAACCTCGGCATCCAAATTGTGATAGGCGTTAAGATCCTGCCCCAATTCGGGTGTCCACTTGGCTTTCAGCTTCTTGGTTATTGCGGTAATAGCCACAGAGTCGACCTTGATGTCGATTTCTGGGATAGTAGTCTGATTCTCAAGACCCCATAGCGGATCACCCACTACAGAACCAATCCCATCAGGATTACCAGCCAGGAAGTCATCATCAATTGGGAACGCAACTGAAAGTGATTCAGCATTGTCACCAGCATCTCCACCTGGAGCGGCGTTGAGGGACAACTGGGTAATACTAAGTGTATTAGAATGGAAGAAGAACAGAAGTTCATCTACGTTATCTCCAGTCTGCCACAAACCACCATTAGTACCAGATACAGCAGTCAAACGACGAGCCTGTGAACCGGAATTCGGTGTTACGGTAACTGCAACCAAGTTTCTCATGTTAATCTGCGCAGACGCAGTGAGATTCATAGCACCAATGGCTACGTTGGTTGTACCAGAAGTAAAGTCTGGATCATAACGACAAAGCTTGTCGCCAACACCAGCAGCCCACTGGGAATTACCTGTACCACCAAATGTACCGGACATAACAGCACGAAGCGTAACTGTAACTGAACTTGTAGGCGAAGAATAGCCGTTGTTCAAGTTATAGAAGCTATCTTCTGCGGAGTCGCCTGAAAGGCTAACACCACCAGTTATCTGATGCGCTACTACACCACCACCATATAGTGATTCTTCTGACTCATATCCAAGACGAGCACCAGTATCGCTAGATACCGTGAAGTCGAGGAAGAAAATGAGTCCAGATGGCAAACTCATTGGTTGTACAGAAACCAAATCATTTGCAATCAATCCGCCGAATACGCGGCGGACAATTGGAAAAGCAACTGCGGCAAAGCCTTCTACGTCACCTTGAGCCATTTGAGAGTTCTCACGGAGAAGCTCCTTGGCTTGGTTTTCGAGTAAGCGTGCCATATTTGCCCTTGTTCGGTCACTTTCAAGACCTTCCAAAAGGCCTGTTCGCTCCCACTTCGCAAGTAGGGCTGAGCCCTCCTTGCTTAGATCGCGCGAAACAATGCCTTCTGTTAATTTATTTAAAATAGACATAATTTATTTCACCTCCTTAATAATGTTATTAATGCCTGCTAATGCTCTCATCCGATCAAAAGCCGGATTTTGAACTTTAGCTTCTCTCCTGCGAGAGAATGTTGTTGAAGGTTTCTCCACAACTTCGCGCAGTGACTTCGGAGCACCCTTTGTACTTTTGGCTCCCACTGCGCTTTGAAGCGTTTCATAAATAACCTTCGCTTCGTCTACAGAATCGGCATTAGAAATAGATTCGACAATTTTAGTTTTTTGTCGCTCATTCAAGGAGGCACTATTCAGTACCCGATTTGTGTAAAGTAATTTAGCATTTGAAAGATTTACTTCTTCCATATGCTCTTTAAGATTTAAAACTGTTTTTTCTAACTTTTTATTGTGAGCTTTTAATTTTTCCACTTGCTCTCGATACATATTAAGTTCTTCTCTTGCCTTTTCGAGAACTTCATGTTCTTCTGATAACTCATCGTCCTTAAGGGCGGCTAATTGCACTTCTTGCCCTTCAAGATTTCTTGCTGTTGGAGTGGTGCGCCCACCAAGTCCTTGGTCGGGAATTCCGACATCGACTTTTAGTTCTTCTGCCAGAGCATTAAGAATTGCTTCATCAAGTTCAACTTCGTCTTCAATCTCTTCTTCAAGTGCATCAGCAAGTTCTTCATGAGTTTCTTCTGCTTCTGTGACACCTTCTTCATCTAAGGCACGCTCTAGCGCTTCTAAGTCTAGACGAACCATAATTGGCTCTTCGCCCTCTTCAACAGAATAAGGTACTTCACCCATAACAGGGCTAGCTTCTGCGGGCTCATCTTCTAAGCCACCAACTCCAAGATCGAGTGGATCAAGCTCTCCGACAGGTTGCTCTAAAAGAGATTGCACAGCTTCCTTAACTTCAGCAGAATATTTTTCAATTATTGTTGTCTCTGCATTTTTCATAGCTGCCTCTTTGAGCGCTTCCGCATCAATTATAGCTTGTTCGAGCAAAGTGGACATAGATACCTCTCCATTACAAATCTAGTTAGTCACAATTAAATAGTGTTCTAAAACACTAAATGCCAGAAATTCAATATCAATCTCGTCGTATTGTGGTTTATTAAAGTTTGCTGAGTTAGTTATTGCCCGAACCTGAAATAAATGGCTTGAATAAATCAAATTCCCAAACACTTGTTATAAATACGTCATTGAAATTCGCAGCAGTGGATTCAAGCTCAATACCAACTGTGCTTCCTGCTGAAGCACTAAATGAGCCTGTTTTGTTTGCAGGCGAGCCGCCCTGCCCGCCGCCCATGTCAATGGAATCTTCAAAGTTGAAAATGATCGGTCTGTTGCTATTTGGTTTTCCTGGGGCTGATGCTGTTGCTTGGCCAATTGACCCTTGTGTATACTGAGTCCCACCAGTTGTACCATAACCAAGAATACTACCTGTGTGGAGGCGAAGAACGCACCTAGTGGTACTAGCAAAATTAGATGATGCCATAATTACTCTTATAAGTCTCGTATCATATGGCACTATCCACACCAATGCAAATGAAGGGTTCGCACCTTCATTTAATGTGCCTGCCATGGGAATGAATCGCGCATTTCGCGATCCTAAATTAAAAGCGTGGTTCATAACATGAATCTGCTTGCCCAGCATTCTGCCACCATCGCCTTTGGGGCCATGTTGATTATCGATTGTAAAGACGGGCGTGCTTCCACTGAATATCTTAAATGAGCCTGTGGTGTTAACTGTGTCGATAGAGCTAGGAGCTGACCCGGATCTGCCACCGAATAATACGTTGCCTTGAATTGTAAGTCCGCTTCCTGACACAAGCGAACCAGTGATATCGCCTGCGATAATGATGTTGTTTTTAAGATATACACTGCCTGTGACTCTATGATGATCAGTTGATTCTGTTCCTCCAACTTTGCTTGATCCTGATAGGCTGAAACTGCCTGAGACGCCAAGATTGCCTTTCACAGATGTATTATCTGCGCCTGTATCATTAAATGTGGCATTGCCCAAAAATGTGGCATCGGCCGAAACGGACACTGCTCCTGTCACACTGAGCAAGGAGCCATTAAATCTTAAATTGCCTTCAGCATTAATACTATCAGCGCTTACGGCTGTGACTATGCGATCCGCGGCACCATTAGTGAACTCTGTAACCGCGTCTGAGCCACCACCCGATGCGGTTATAACCGTTGTGCCATCTGCCGATAAACCTAGATAGCTCCCCGGACCTGCAAGTGAGCCACTTGGAGATTGGGATAAATCAATAAATACCCATGAAAACTCGCCCATTAACTATAGAACTCCACAATATACGTCTACAATATAAATAGAGTATAAATCATGTTTTAGGATTTCTTATTTTACTCATGAATAAAATGGATTATCCTACAATGCTCTCGAAGGCACCAGCAGGATCGAAATATAATAATATGTCGGTTGTGCCATTTCTGTCAACACAATACCCAACTGTTCTTCTAAAGTCTCCGTCTACCGCTGTTCCAGTGAAGTGCATCTTCCCAGCAGAAGCTGAGGAGATATAAAGAGGTGCCCCGGCATTGCCTATTGGACCATCAATTGCTGCTGCTGGCATCCTAATGAACCCTTTAGTAAACATTGCGTGTGTCGAAGAGTTACCCCCAAGAGCAATAGCCACAAGGCCTTTAGCTGCCTTTGGGTTGGCCGAGTGGGCCGCCTCCCAGCCGCCCGCATAACCTAAATAGTACAAGCCTCCTTGGACGGTGGGGGTGCTCCCTATTGATAGAACAAAGCCACCCATGTCGTAATTCGCACTATATTGAGTTGTGTACTTAGCAGAACTAGAATCCATCTGAGATAATGTTGTCAATTCGCCCTTATGGTTCGTAGCTGTTGTTGGAGCGACACCAATTGTAACTCGATTAACAAGCTGGAATGATTTCTCATCTTCGAACCATTTAATTGTGCCGTCGTTACTGTTGGCATCAAAGTTTAATGCGATGTCAGTATCGGCACCTGTTCCAAGAGTTATCGTATTACTCGACAGTTTCAGAGTGCCATCGGTAGCAATTTCACCGACTGTGGCTTTGCCACTAATTGTAACATCGCCAGTGACTGTTAAGTCGCCGTCAAGATCATTGCGTCCTGCTGTAAATTCGCTGCCACCGCCGCTTCCAAATCCCATCTAAAAACTCCTCTTATTAATTAATCGGTTACACCCGATCCTGTAAGTGTAAACATTCGGGCAACATCAATTTGAGTTAACTCTGCAACTACTCTATATTCCGCAAGTCCACTATTAGTAGATGGGCACGAAATATAAATCTCTTTACATTTCACATTCATGGTAATTGAATCTTCATTAGAATCAAGCTCAACATAGTGAAAGCCGTCTACGATTCTTCCCGATGCCGATGCAGCAAAATGCACTCTAAGGCTTCCACTGGAAGCGGGGGTATGATTAATTACTGTTACACTTCCTGCGACCATGGGAAATATATATTTAACCTGATCTCCTGGCAATAATGCTTTAGAACCAGTAATCCATGGTATACCTGATACTTGGTATGAACCAACATTATGTAACCCTGCTTTATAGTGGCTAAGAGGATCTGAACCCATTTTTAATAAACTCCTTCCATTTTCTTATAATTAGTACCCAATTACCTCTTTTTTCTCGATAATTCTCTCAATCTACGAGAGTTTTTTTCTCTTTTTACTTCAGAGGGTTTTTTATATCTTTGTTTTTTTTTGAATTCTTCAAGTATGCCTGCTTTTTTTACTTTTCTTGTGAACCTTCTAATTAATCTTTCGGGTGGTTCATTCCTGCGCGGGCGCACACTAATATTAACTGCTTTGCTCATTATATCCTCACTTGATCATGCGCGACCAATTCTTATTCGCGCCGCCAAATAATTGTGAAACATCTACACCAGGATCTGATGGGTTCATTCCAGACAGAGGCGATGTCTGATCAGGTTCATGGGAGGACGGAGAGGTGCCCTCAAAAATATCTACACCATTATAAGAGTCGTTGCCAATTACATCTAGCATCCTCTTTCTTGTTTCGTGCAACTTTTGTCGCGTCCTCTCTGCTTCGTGCTCATTGTCAATGCTCTGTTGTGTAGTCTGGGCAACATCCTGCTTTGAGGTAATAATCGTTCTACCGCCAAGCCCTTGCGCGACTTCAGAAACAATATTAGATAAAACACCCTCTTCAAATATCACTTCTTTAATGCACTCTTTTATTAGAGGTTTTAAAATTTGTTTTAATTCTGATTTTTTCATTTCAATTACTCATCATTATTATCTATGAGAATCTCGTTTAAGGCACGATTAATTTTATCTGCTCTGGTAAAGACGTTTGGCTCATTGCCCTCTGTCATCATAAAAGCGCCCGTTGTTGAAGGTTCAGAAACAAAATCAAAACATATTAATTGGAAATCATCTTCAACAATTGTTTCTCCTTGCGCTTCATGAACGGAGCCCATGCCGCGTGAAGAAATACCAAGGCTTATGCCAGAATTAACAAGTTCTTTTAAAATTTTACCAGATGGTGTATTTAAAACTTGCACCTTGCCCATAACAGCATCACCATCCCACCAAATTTCTGTTACAAGATGACACGCAGCCGATAAATTAATAACAGCGGAGTCCGGGTGATCTAGTTCCCCCAGAGCCCTTCTTTCACGGACAAGCTTATCGTAATTTTTGACTTCGCGTTCTAAAATAGAGCGACTATAACGACGACCATTACCATTTAGATGGTCTGCCCTTTGCATTATGCCTGTCAAGAATAAAGCATTTTCCTCGCGTACCAATCTTTTTTCTTCTTCAGTGAGAAGATCTTCACATTTACCATTAGGACAAAGCTCATAATATTCTGTCAATAATAGCTTACTCATAATTAAGATCCTTTACAACACCTGCGAACTGGCTGTAATCTCCACTTATTTGTCCAAATATTTATGTTCATGTTTAACTCCATTGTCTCCAAATAAAGTATTCAGAACGTATGAGGTTCCCGATGAAAGCCAACTTAGAATAAATAAATTAGCGATAGAATACTCAAACGTAAATAGTTCTGTATACCTATTAATTCCAAATAAAAATGCACCTACCCAGAAGCCCATGCACATTGGACAATGGAATAATTCTCCCAGTTTACCAGTCTCTGGTCTAATAGAGTCAAGTACCTTGCCATATACTAAAATTTGTGTTAGGCCATGAGCGGCTAACACAAAATATAATAGTTCCATTATTACACTCTATATAATATACTTGTTCCATATGGACCACGAATCCAGCCCGGTCTGATTGAGCCTTTAACCGGCTCTTCGGGAACCTCGCCAAGAGCCGTGCTATCATCATCATTAGGATTAGTTATCCAATTATCCATAGCACGCTCAAATTCTTCAACATATTCATAGTGAGGCTTTTCTTCTTGTAAAAACTTGTCAATCCCCAAAAGAGCAACCTGTATCATGTCTATATTTTCATTTAAATACATGTGCCCTTCGATAGAACCATAAACAAAACCAGATCTAATACTATCTGGCTCTATAATTCCCTCTTTCCTTAAAAGCATAAAAAGTCTATTCTGTGTCTCATATACTTCGTCAGTGGGGATATCCTTTGCCAAGGCTAATATTTTATTACTTTCGGGCATAATGATAATATCAATCTCTGGATGATCATAAACTAACAATTCCTCGCCTAAAGTTTTGCGAACATTGATATGGATTTCTTTTTGAATTCCGATCTTATCTGGAATCTTGGGAATGGTAACTGTGATTGCCATTATGTACTAATCTCTTGTGCCAAATTTTGAATTTTCAAAACCTTTTTAATCATTGCGATATCAATTGGTAAGTCCTTGAAACTTTCTAACATGGAAATAACGTTTTGAGTAGAACGTGCCATATCAGCATCGTTCTTAATTTCATTATCTGTAAGCGCCTCTTTAAGCAATCCGTGAAGACGCGATAACTCTTCGTTTAAATATATTTTAATATCAACGCCATTATCAATAAACGAAAAAATATACCTATTTAACAACTCTTTTTGTTCTTTTAAAAAGGTATTCGAATATGTGTCATTAAATTTTTCAACAAATGTTTTAAAAATCAAGTTATCAATTGGCTGCATCTTTTTTTGTTCTTCATTGCTTCGTGAAGCTGTGAGACTTGCTATAATCTTTGTTTCTAACAATACATTTGTTTTTACTTTATGTGCGCTAGTATCAGAGTTAAAAAATTGAGAAATTGTGGCGAGGCTTTTATAGTTTGGAACAAAATTTGAGTATACGCCCTTGGATAAAGTTTGATTAATTTGGTTTATTAGTTGCCCTTGTCGTATATAAACATCATCCTTATTAAGCTGGTTGTGCGCTTCGCGAACTTGAAATAATAATTTTTCGGCTGTATATGGCTCAATATCATCAGTTTCTAATAGTGCTTTATACAGTTCCAACTCCTTTGCCAAAACAGAATTCGAATTAAAATTCTTTTTTAGAATAGCTAAAACTTTATTTTTTTGCTGTTCGTCTTGTGACACAATGGCTTTAGTAGCCTCTCGTATAAGGATTTCATATAAAAATGCTGTATTTCTTTTTTTATTATGTCGGTTTTTACTCATCTGTGTTACCTAAACTACTGCTTTCCAGTTCAGTAATTAGTTTCTTAATTTCTTGTTTTACCTCAAATATTTTTCTTTCTTCTGAAGTATCTTGATACTTGCTAGACTCTTGATACATACCTGCTTTTCTGAACTCATCTCCAATAGAAGAAAGATGATGTAATGTTTCGTATCCCACGCCACCTGGGTTATTTGTCCTGGGTGTGTTTACTTCAACGCCTCGGGCTTTACTGCGGGCATGGCGCTTTCTTGGTCCACTATTACCTCTATATCTTTGATCGTCACGTTTTCCAGGGGCGGCCAATAATACATCTTCCTCGGCTTCTTCTCCACCAAGTTCTTCTCCACCAAGTTCTTCTCCACCAAATTCTTCCTCGAATTCTCCACCTAATTCTCCACCGAGTTCTCCACCTAATCCTCCAGGTGCTCCAGCAGCAGCTTCAGCAATAGAAGTGGCTTCAGCTTCTAACAACGCATCAAATCGTTTATCATAAAACATCTCGCGCTGATTTCTAATATACTCTTCTTCCGAAAGGTTAAATAGGCGATCCGCGATCCAGCGCCTGCTAAAGAATCCTTCTGTAGCTGCCCCGGCAATATCAAATTTAGTCTTCCAATGTTCAAGCTCTTGAAGTTCCGCGATCTTAGATGGGTTATTAAGAGAAAGCTTAAATCCAATTAAATCTGCACCTTTATATCCAAGTGTATATAAATGAATAATTCCTATTTTTTCTAACTCTGTAATGATTGATCTTTGCAATCTTTGAATTGTTCTCGCAAAACGAATATCTTTTTGTGCAAGTGTTGTTTTGTCTTCATCGGCACCTTCGCCTCTTGAAAGATAAGATTGCGGTACTTTTAATGCAGAAAATAGTTTATCTCTTAAATATTTAACATCATCGATATCGCCAGTATAAGCACCCCCTGACAAGGTTTCGACCTTAGAAGAGACGCCCCCACGGACAGGAATAAAATAATCTTCTTCCGTGCTCAGTGGATTATAACGCAAATCAACGCGACCCGTGCTAGCATCCACTACTTGATTACGCTTCATTTGTGTCATGACTCGTTGCATATATTGTTCTACATCTTGAGGGGCAATATTGCCAACATCAATATAAAAAACTCGACGCTCAGGAGAACGTACAATACGATATGCCATCATGGCATCTTCCAGAAGAACTAATTGACGGAATATTCTTCGGGCAGGCTCAAGAATTGAGGTGCCATAAGGAGCGTATTTATCATTGCCCAAAATTCTAAAATGTGCAATCTGCCAATTTTCAAAAGTTAAACCGCCAGAGTTCCATTGGAACTGAACATATTTTGGATTGTCTTTATCTTCCCCTTCTAGGCGTTCAACTTCGTGCGTTGGAAGTCCAATTGCTGATTGTACACCAAGCTTGTCATCAATATCTAAGTAAAGAAAGAAGTCGCCATATTTACACATACCACGACACCAACCAAATAAATTAAATTCAATATTCAACACACTATGATATAACTCATCTAATGCTGATTTAATTTCTTCGTTATGGCATTTGATATTAAGAAGCGGTTGCAAGTCACTAGAGGTTGTCATTTCATCGGCATAAATATCAAGGGCTGAGGCAATCTCGGGAGTATACTCCATTTGTTCAAAGTCTTGATATCTCTCTGCCCTAAGCTGATTTGCCATAATGGCTGTGCTTAGCTGATCAAACGGATTATAGCTAGCCTTTTTAAAACTCAATCCACCAGCAGATTGAAACTTAAATTTGTCCAGTTGTCTCCGAGAAAGTCTCCTGCTTGTTTGAGTGCGATAATTAACAATCGGACCGGACAATAACCGAGTTAGTTGCTTGAATAAAGCAGATTCAGAGTTTTTAACATTTTTCTTATTATTAGCCATTTTTTATCCTTTGTAAAGCCAGCCAAATTCTTGGATCATCTCTCTTGCCTGCTCTTCTTTGTTTTTAAGATCCATATCGCTTCGGTAGCCTTCTTGTCCTTTAATTTGAGTATTTAATTTTGTTGAGGCGACAAACATAGAATCAACAAAGACATCTCTATATTGTTGTTCTAGTTTGTTTATTTCGAATGCTGTGTCTCTAACCCAGCAGCCAATCGCAAGAGCCATTACCAGATCATCATTATAGCTTCTCATGGCTTCTGGCCTACCATGGTTCCAAATAAAAGTTTTTAATTCGTTGTACATCCTAGATGAATATATTGTAATTAGTTTATTTCTAATGAATTCTTCCAATTTTGCAATGATTAAGGGGCGCGTCTTTGAAGTTGTAGAAAATCCAGCAACTGCATTAGACATATGTTCTCCTTGTAATTGCTCAATATATTCATGTGTTGATTTAATAGAATAATATAAATTATTGTATTGTAGTTCTTGTAATTTTGACAGAATAGTAAATCCAACAGAATTATTTTCAACAACAATCATGGCATTATTATATTCATGCCCTATGCTATTAGTCATATCAGCAAACACATCTGGTGTTGGCTTCCCCTGGTACTCTGCCACAACTTCCGCTGTCTCTAGTTTAATAACGTGAAGTGTGGAATTATCTTTACCATCGCCACGGGCAACATCAGCCGAGAGCAAATAATTACAACCATCTTGTGCCTTCTCCCATATCCAAAAGTTACGATCAAAACCTGTTTTATATTGAGGCTCTTTAATTGTTGTTTCTATCCACTGTAGATCATCTGGATGAATAACTGTCTCACCAGACATATTAAAATTACATTCTAACTCTTGTGCAATTTGCCTCCGAGACATATTTTTAGTCTCTTTCTCAAACCATTCCTGATCTCTATCTGGGTGTTGGTCCCAGAGAAGCACAGTTGGGAAAAAATCATTTTGCCCTTGCGTTGAATCAATATATGCTTGATGAAACCAATTCCCAACGCCATTGGGGGTTGATAGCGCAATGCATCGCCCCCCGGTTGATAAAGTCGGATATAGTCCTGTCCATAACTCATCTAATCCGTCAACATGTGCTGCCTCATCAACCACCAAAAGCGAAAGTGCTTCAGAGCGTCCAGCATCACTAGAGGTTGAAGAAGCTTTAATTTCTGAGCCGTTAGACAAAACAAATGAGGCTCGATTGTCAATTGTGATATTGGCTATTTGTAGCCATGGCGGCAGATTTTTAATGATATGTTTTACCTTTTTAACGAGGTTTGCCGCAGTTTGAAATTTAGTAGCGATTACAAGAATATTTTTATTTCTATGAAACATCATTAGCCACACAACATAAGCAGCGGTTGCTGTTGAAATGCCTAACTGTCTTGCCTTTAATATAACATTAAAACGATGATCGTTAAAGTTTCTTAATAACTCTTCTTGAAAATCATAGAGCTTAAATGGAATTAATCCTTTTAGAGGGTGGGCAATTTTTGCATAACTGTTAATAAAATAAACTGGATCTTTGCCACTTTTAAGTACCTCTTTTAATATTTCATTTTTTGTAAGCTCAAACGACATCTAATCATGTTTTAATATATTATTTATTTTTTCCTAGAGATATAAAATCTCTAATTGATTTATCTAACCTGTCTTCCGATGGATCTCCAACGGCAGTTACATCATCTAATCCGCCAATTTTATAATATCTATAGGCAGTGGCAAATACACGAATTTTGGAAGTGTTTTGTACCATCACATTTACATCGCTATCTGCGGTTAAAGAAAGCGAATTTCCAGTAACTTTTTTATATTCCTTCTTTAAGAAATTCGCAATATTTTGAATCATCTCTTCAATCTCTGCTTCAATATCTCCAGCATAAACATCTTTAAGCTTTATCTCGCTTTGATAGTTGATGCACAAAAGATTACCATAAAATTTAACACCAAAGCCATCCATGACACGAGAATCAATAATGGGATCTCCCTCTTCTCTTTTCAGTCCAATTTTACGTTCTTCGCCATCAAGAGAATATTTTTTATCTTGCGCACCATCATATACATTTGCTGCCGCCTGTGAAATTCCTCTTACGATCTCTAATGCTGTTGCCATTTATTTATTTTCTCCTTTTTTGGGACGCCACCCTGTTTTCCAGCGCTCTTCCCTATTTTCAACCCACTGAACATAGCATTTAAAACAACAATCATACTTATTCATGTATACATCGTCTTGTCCGCTAAAAGAATAAACGTCACATACCTGACAAACTCTATTGCTATCCTTATTAAGTAGTTTTTTCGAGATTAAAAAACCTTCAATTTCAATTTTTTCAGACTTTTCTAAATTTGTTCGTACTTTTTGAGACAAAAGTTTAATTTGTTCTAAATATTGCTTTTCTTTTTCTTCGTCCCAATAGCGCTGAGGGTGCTGAACTGCCTCTTCTCCATATTTTTCTATTATAGCGTTCTCAACTTGAATAATATAATTAGGATCTTTGTGTTTTTTCATTGTGCTATGTCTATTGCGGCATAAAATATTCCAATAGAGGCAGCAGTGCCAAGAACGAAACCACCGATTGCCCACCAGTGATTATTTTTATTTGGCTGCTCAAGAGCCATGTCTCTATACATTTCCATTTCCTGATCTTTAACTTCGAAAAGCAAAATCATTCTCTCGTTCTGTGAATTATAACTAGCCGCTAAGTTGTCAATTTGTAATTGATATCTGGCGTCGAGCTTAGCAAGTTCATACTCGACTCGTAAATCGCAATCAGACATAGAGAACTGATGTTCAGTAATTAGTTGTGCTGTTGCAGCAGGATTAAACAATGTTCCATCAAATGGTGCAGCATCGCCTTCTGATAAGTGAGTATACATTGGCTCTTCTTGATCCGAGTCTTGAGCAAAGACAGGAGCAGGAAAAAGTAAACTAAAAGTTAATATTGGTGCAAGAATTTTATTTAACATATTTAAATCCGAATTCGCCTTCTAAGCGGCGGTTTAGTTCCTCTGTATCATTATAATACGAATCTATAAGAGTTTTTATTTTAGCTCTTTTCTGAAATGTTAGGGCATCGAGTTCTGATTTATATTCATGATCCAGGTGTACCATTATCTCGTTGTATGCTTCGAGTGCCTTATTTCGTTCTTCCAATTCGTCCTGATAGGTTCTATCAATGATACCAATCTGTTCTTTATAACTCTCTATTGTTTTGCTAAGAACCTTTTTGTGTGCATTTATATTTTTTTTAGCCACAACCCAAATAACAGCAGTCCACAAAGCCAACAACGCAAGTTTCCAGTGATGCTTGCACCATACCCAAGCTTTTTGCAAAAATGCCGAAACTGCTAACCACGATAAGTTCATTCGAAATCTCCATATTTATAAGCTCTCATAACGTCTACAGCGCCTTGTGTTCCGATATATACCATTGCAATTAAGCCCCATGTCTCCGAAGCCAAATCGGACCAAAGCATGAGCCCTGTTGCTGTTAAAAATGTGAGTAGCTTACGAGATATTAATTTATGTAAACACTTGTCTAATAATCCTTTGTTCATTATTTGTTTCTCCTTTTATAATTATTGGCTGACATATGCAAACCCATTATTCTTTTCTATATTAATTATCACATCAACACAATCTTTTAAAGAATCGAGGTGAGAAATTAAAATTACAGTCTTAAAATATGATTTAACCATATCTAATATTCTAACAAAACCTTCTAAATTCTCTGCATCCAATGCGGTTCCAGGCTCATCAAGAATAAATATATTAGACTTTGGTAGATTGCTAACCTGCAAGAGCGCGAGTCGAATCGCCATGGAGGCAATCGTCTTTTCGGCACCAGAGCCCATTTCGATTGGTCTGGGCTCATGCTTTGGATGCTTAATATAAACGTTTAAACGTCTGCCATCATTCTCGAATAAGACTTCAAAGTCTACAATATTTGCCAATACCTTTGCGATTTCTTCATTAATTGTTGGTAGCTTCTTTTTAATAATATCATAAGAAATACCACTTGTATGCATACACCGCATAAATAAGTCATATGCAGAATATTCCTCTCGTAACTCTGCTAATTCATTTTTTTGTTCAATTAAGTTTTGCAGTTTCTGCTCATAAGAGCCATGAGAAATATATAACTCATTTAGCTCTTGTTGACATTTATCGAACTTTTTCTCTATTTTTGTAAGCGATGTGATATATTGTTTTCTGTTTGCAACAAGCTGTCCCAAATTTTCAATTGCTTCTTTGTTTTGTTCATATATTGTAATCTCTTTTTCTAAATTCTCAATTTCATGTTTGAACACTTCCAGCTTTGATAAGTTATTTTGTATTTCCAAATCGGAAACAGAAATATGATGTTCAACTTGCTGTTGTCTGTCAACCAATAAGCTATACTTGTTTAGATAGTCGTTGAGTTTATCGACATCAAGTTCATATATTTCCTCCAAAAGTTGCACGCTTTGCTTGCGAAGGTCGGTAACTTCTGTCACCATATCTGGTAGTTTGTCTTTTGCCTTGTGAGCATCACAAATAAACTTACAAGTTGGGAATGAATCTCCACATGGGACTTCTTCAAGAAGTCCAACCTTCTTTCTATGAGTATTAATGTCTTTATTGCTGTTTGATAAAAGATTCAAAAGTTCTTCATACTCTTCGTTTTTATCATCTACATTCTTTTTCTGGTTTCGTAAATTTTCAATATCATAATCTTGTAGAAAGCTGTTTAGCTTTTCGATGATGCCTTTATTCTCATCATTTGTTTCAATGATATCTTTATTTTCTTTAATAAGTTTCTGAACTTCGCTTTTCTTTTCTGCGAGCATATTATTTGTTGCATCAATATTAATAATATCTATCGGAATAGAGTCTATCTTATTTTCTATCTCGGTTAATAATATATTGGCATCTGAAATCTGCTCTTGATACGCAGAACATTCCTGTGTATGTGTGTCAATGTTTTGTTGGCTTTGTTCTATTTCTTGTCGTGCAATGTCAATCTCGTCATCGTATTCTCTTCCCTCAAGCCGCTTAAGTGCTCCGCGCAAATCCGAAGCGTCATCTTTTGCCATCTTAAACTTCATGTCAAAAATTTCGAGATCAAGAAACTTGGCAAGGATTTCCTTGCGTCGTGTTGATCCTTCCTTAATAAACGTTAAACTATCCAACTGAGATGCCATCGAAGTGAGCAAAAAATCATCTAGGGTGCCGAACATCTTGCGAATATTCTTATCTGTGTCATTGCGGGTTAATCCATTATGGCTCACAACTTCATTTGTAATGGCATTAACTTCATAAAATTCAACAGTTGTCTTTGCTTCCTGAGTTTCCTCCCCCTTGAGCTTCTTAATATACTTTTCACTTTCACGCTCAATTACAAACTGTTTATCGCCAATAGAAATTCCTATCCTCCCAATGCCTCTCTCCTTGTTCTGGTTAATAACGTTAAGATTCTTCCGTTCATTTTTCGAGGTGGAGTTGAACAGCGTATACAGGGCAGCATCCACTATGCTCGACTTACCTGAGTAGTTTTTTCCGAAGATTCCTATAATACCACTGAGGTTGGTAAAGTCTATGGAGTTTTTCTCACCATAATTAAACAGGTTGTCCCACTCAAACGAATTAAGTTGCCAGTTAATATTTCGGGCAACCTCTTCGTTCTCCTCAACTGCTCTATTATATTTTAAGTTGAGCTTTGAAACCCTGTCTATAACATCATCCTCAACTTCATATTCTTTCAAAAATTCTTTAATTAATTTCTTCTGAACCGTGAGATCGCGGAGATTTTCTTTTATAAAGTCATCATGATGCTTCGCAATATCAACTGCTCGCTTCATCTTGTTAAGTGGAAGATTGTTATTAGAAACCATACGAAGACGAGCACCCTGCGGAATATTAATACCCTTTGGCATTCTACCCTTTGGTGTTAGCTCGATTGTAATAAATGGTTTGGGATTTTTTAACTCAATATGTCGGACATTAAAGATATCCTTATTTTCAATTTCCCAAATCAAAAAACCTTTATTATTTGTTTCACCATGATTTTGTTGAACGGTACTTCCACAATAGCGTATGCGTCCTTCAAAGTCAAGTGCCTGTGCTTTATGAATATCGCCCAGTAAACCAAAGTCAAACTTAGTAAAAATATTTAGCTCATGCTCTCCGTGCTCCATTACCCAGCCGATGTCGGTCTTGCAATTACTTATCGATCCATGATAAAGAGCAATGTTTATCTTATTCAAATCTGTCGGCTCAACCCAATTGTCCTCATCAAAGACGGAAAGAATATTAAAACACAGATTATCATCAACATGATACTCGCCAGAATTCTTAAAAAAATGAATATCTGGATGCTCTAATGCTTGAATTATCGGAGTAATCGCATCTTGGCGGCTACTGTTCTTTAAATTGCCATCATGATTACCTGGAACCATTATCAATGGGGCGATATCTGCCAAGCTCTTGATAAAGTCCGTAGCGAGTTCAAAATATTCTGGCGATAACTGTGTTTTAGTATGTGCCAAATCTCCGCAATGAACAATGTAATCTGGTTTCTCTTCTTGAAGAATAGAGAACATTTCTGCGAATATCTTGCGATATTCATAATGATATTTTAGATTTTTAATATGCGTATCAGCAATGTGCGCAATCTTAATCATATTTCCTCTTATTTAAATACTAGCAATAGCGTTCTCTAAAAAATAATCCATTTCTTGAACGCGCTTAGCATTTTGTTTTCTTATGGCAAATTCACTTTTGCTCATCTCGCCAATATCTTGATATCCACTTGTGTCTATTTTAAAAACTTCCAAGCCATAAGTCAAAAAAAGTTTCATAATTTTACTTTCTTTTTCTTGAGCATCAGGATCAAGTGCAAGAAATACTGGAGTATCGTTTTGGGCTATTTTCATAAAAAGTTTAGAATTTGGACGTAATGTGGAACCAAGTAGCGGTACAGCATTTGGACCAGCGACGATGGCATCAAATATGCCTTCTGTTAATACCAAATCACTATCCCATTCCAAATAAAGTTCATTAAAAATAATGTCTTTAGACACAGGAGGATTTAAATACTTGAAAGAATCTGGAGAAAGGCTTCTGGCTATAAAATAATTTAAATTTCCATTTTTATCGAAAGAGGGCACAATAATGCGATTTGCATATCCGCCTTCTATGCAATATCCTATTTTCCAATATAGAATATCTTTCTCTATAATACCACGTTTTTTAAGATAATTCAATGCTGGGAGTGTCGATAATGTTTTGCCATTACTTAATGAAACAAACCCACTTGGTAAAGTAACTATTTGCGAATCTGCTTGTCTAATGGGCAATTCTGCGAATAATTCATCGAATTCAGTAATATCGATTCGATTTGTAAGCTTATCCCATTCTTGTAATTGTGTAAATGTTCCAAATCTGCGAACAAGGCGACGAATATCTCTGCCTATTGTCTCGCAGATCCAGCATTTATAAACATTTTTTTCTACGTTGACGGAAAGCTTCTTTTT